TTGACCTGGTGAACGAGAGCCGCGCCATCTGGGTCGGCGGCGCGGGCACGCTGACAGTCACCATGGCGGATGGCGTTGCTGTGCTGTTGTCGGGCATTGCTGCTGGCACGTTGCTGCCGATCCGATGCACGCGCGTGAAATCTACAGGCACTACCGCTACGCTCATCGTCAACCTGTACTGAGGTAGTTATGCCGATAAGTTTGGGGATTGGCACTGCGATTACAAGGGGTGGTGGGACCGCATGGTCTCCACTGTCTGTCTCTGGACTTCAGTTCTGGGTTGATGCCTCTGATGCCACAACGCTGTACACAGACTCCACATTAACCACATTGGCAGTCTCCGATGGTGATGTGGTTGGTGGATGGAAAGACAAGTCTGGCAACAGCCGAAATGCACTTCAAACGGATGGCACAAAAAAGCCCTTGCTAAAATTAGCAATAATAAACGGCAGAAATGCTGCAAGGTTTAATTCGACTACGACTTTAAATATTGGCGACTATTTTAAGCACCAGCAAATTAGTGTGGTGGCGGTACTAAAAATAACTACTACAGGAATCTGTGTTCCTTTTTCAAGGGGGGGAAGTGGAAATTACGATCCGGCAGTAGCCTTGATCTACAACCGATCCGGGACGAACACCAGCGCAAGTTTTAATCCTTCGGGAACCCCAGCGTTTGTAAATGTCTCGATCACCCAAAACCAGACTTCCACTGTTTTTATGTCTGCCGACGGATCAACATTAACGAATACAACTAATGGAACAACGGTTACTGCCGTTCAATCGGGTGCGCTACAATTTAATACAAACACTGTCCAGATTGGACAATTAGACGGTGATTCAGGCTTGTTTGCTGCTGGTGATTATTGTGAATTTCTTGTCTATTCTCAAGCGTTGACGGGAAGTGACAAGGCAAATGTTTTGTCCTATTTGCAAGCCAAATGGGGTACACCATGACCGCCACAATCTGGTGCCATCAGGTGTATTGCGTGTGCGTGGCACCAGCCATGCCGGGTGCAATTGCTGCGCTAGATATTGCGTTTCCTTGCGACAACGGAACACCGAGAAATCCAGCGAATCCAGCGAATTACGGACAGGAACTATCTGCTACTGGAACCGATCCGGTGACCAGCTATGGTGCGGCGTTTTGCGTGACGGAACCGATACGGGAGGCACTGGAGGCTATCGGGCTGGCATCGACTCCGGGCGTGAGTTACTGGCGATGCAGCAATCCAGAAGGAATTCTGGCAGCGACTAATGACCCACTAAGTGAATCCAAAATAGGTGAGGCGTGGAGTTATGCGGATTCGCTGGCAGCGGCGGGTGTGGTGCCGGTGGTCAAGCCGATGCCGGGTGTCATATGACTTATGAGAGTTACGGTTTGTTTCCATATCTATACACAACACGGAGCAAATAGATGGCAATACGAGGCAGGCGTGCGGTAGACCGCAGCGGCTGGATGCGACCTGGTGGGTCGTTACCAGCTGCAGCGCCTGAGCTGACAGATCACGAGCAGGAGCAGTACGCATGGATCCGAGGGGCAATGGCCAGCCTGACGATGGGCGGCAAATCCGACATAGAAATAGTGGCGCTAACCGCCAAATTAATGGCACGCATGAAATCTCTCACCGCGCGGCTGGATGCGCTGCCGGATCCTTGCGTAACGAACGGTCAGGGGAATCTGGCGATGCACCCGATTTACGCAGAGGTGGGCAGGATCGAGGTCCGGGTGGCGGGCCTGCTCAGCCTGCTGTACCTGACGCCGAAGGCACGGGCAGGCGCAAGAATACCAGCGGAAACGCAGGGCGAGGCGATAGCGGGCGAGCAGCCGACGGCAGCAATTCTGAGGCTGTTGGAAGGCTGATCCGCAAACGCGCGGAGAATGTGCGGCTGTTTTTCCGCGCCTGCCTGACTCACTCTAAGGGCGAGCTGGCAGGCAAAGCATTCGAGCTCTCGTCTTGGCAGTATAAGGATATTATTCTACCTCTCTACGGCACTATTCGCCATGATGGATTGCGGCAGTATCGCACTGCGTACATCGAAATACCGCGAAAAAACGGCAAATCTACTCTATGCGCGGGGCTTGCGCTGTATTCGCTGTTTGCTGATCACGAGCCGGGCGCTGAGGTGATTAGCGCAGCGGCGGATCGAGAGCAGGCATCGATCGTGTTCGATATTGCCGCTTCTATGGTGCGCTCGTCGCCACTTCTCCAGACACGATGCACTGTGCTAAAAAAAGAAATAGTCACCAAAGCAGGTGGTCGATACCGTGCGATCTCCGCCGACGCGTACACCAAGCACGGCATGTCTTGCAGCGCCATTATTGTCGATGAGCTTCACGCGCAGCGCAACCGAGAGCTCTGGGACACGCTGGTTACCTCGACTGGAGCACGACGGCAGCCGGTCACGCTGGCTATCACCACGGCTGGTTACGACCGTGAGTCTCTGTGCTACGAGCTACACGCGTACGCTCGGGCGGTAATGGCTGGAACGGTGGTAGATCCGGCGTTTCTGGCGGTAATCTATGGTGCCGAGGAGGCTGAGGACTGGACCAGCGAGGCGGTGTGGAAGCGGGCAAATCCTGGTTACGGCGTGTCGGTGCGTAGCGACTATTTTACGCAAGCGGTGCTGGAGGCTAAAGCGTCACCAGGGCGAGAGCAGTCATTCCGCAGACTGCATCTAAACCAGTGGACACTATCGAGCACCAGGTGGATCGGTCTCGATCGTTGGGACCAGTGCGGCGGTACACCGCCTGACCTTGAGGGGCGGCAGTGCTGGGCTGGGCTCGATCTGTCCTCGACGCAGGATATCAGCGCCCTGGTGCTGGCATTCCCGATCGATGACAAGGTTTGGCTTCGATCTTACTGCTGGGCTCCTGCTGCGATTATCAAGATCCGCGAGAGAAAAAACAAAACGAGGTACGATACTTGGGGCGCATCAGGTCACCTGACTGTGCTCGATGGCGAGGTGATTGATTACGGCAAAATTAAGGCACAAATACTGGCAATCGCTCAGCAATTTAAACTCAAGGAGATTTGCATAGACCGCTGGAATGCGGCGCAATTAGCGCAGGAGCTGCAGGCCGAGGGCATCAATGTGGTAGCGTTTGGGCAAGGTTACGCATCAATGAGCCCTGCAGCAAAGGATTTTGAAACTTTGGTACTGTCGCAGCGTATACAGCATGACGCTCACCCGGTGCTGCGCTGGTGCGTCGGCAATGCGGTGATCGAACAGGACGCGGCGGGCAACATCAAGCCCAGCAAATCTAAATCGACTGAAAAAATAGACCTATGCGTCGCAGCAATCATGGCTGTGGCGCGGGCACGCATGGGCGAGGTCAAAGGTGTATCCGTCTATGAGGGTCGTGGTATCTCCACGCTCTGATCGTGATGGTGTGGTAGTACACTCCTGCCATGGCTAATATCTGGGATCGAGTTAAAGGTCTGTTTTCGGGGCGCGGTGCCATCACCGGGCTGAGAGATCCTGCGCTTGTCGAGCTGTTTGGCGGGCGGATGTCTGACGCTGGGATTAATGTCACCGAGTCTACTGCGCTCACATGCTCGGCGGTCTGGTCGGCGGTGCGTGTGATCAGCGAGAGTGCTGCCAGTCTGCCGTTGATCACCTATCGAGTCGGAGCAAACGGAGCGCGCATACGCGCCACAGGGCACGCGGTCTACGATCTCCTGCGAGACGAGCCCTGCCCTGGTGTCGGCTCGCTCGTGTGGCGGGAGGCGTTGTATGCGCACGCAATCCTGGCAGGCAACGGCTATGCAGAGATCGAGCGGCGGTTTGATGGCACGCCGATAGCGCTGTGGCTGATCGCTCCTTCTCGGGTCAATGTGCGGCGCGGCAGTGATGCACGGATCCACTACACGGTCACGCAGCCAAACGGCGGGCAGATCGAGATACCAGCTAGAGACATGCTGCATTTGCGTGGGCTCGGTGGTGACGGCACGATCGGGTACTCGGTGGTGCGAATGGCGCGCGAGTCGATCGGCCTGACCATGGCTACAGAGAAATTTGGCGCAAAATTCTTTGGTGCTGGTGCCAGACCTACTGGTGTGCTCGAGCATCCTGGCAGGCTGAGCGACGATGCGCGGCTTAGACTGCGGGCGGATTACGAGCGGCTCCATAGTGGCATAGAAAACGCGCACAGGGTGGCCATCCTTGAAGAGGGAATGAAGTGGAGCACATCGGGTACACCGCCTGATGATGCGCAGTTTTTGCAAACTCGACAGTTCCAGGTCAGCGAGATTGCCAGATGGTTTAACATTCCTGCTAGCAAATTGCGTGATACGAGTGGACAAACCTACTCGAGCATGGAAGCTGAAAACCTTGCGTTCCTGACCGAGACTTTGCGCCCATGGCTGATCCGGTTTGAGCAAGAATTAGCCTGCAAATTGCTGAATCCTGCTGAAAAAAAGGTGCTGTATTTTGAGCACCTGGTAGACGGGATGCTCCGCGCCGACCAGGCTGCACGATACGCGGCATATGCAATCGGTCGTAACTGGGGATGGCTCTCCGTCAACGAGATCCGCGCGCGGGAAAACCTCGAGCCTGTGGAGGGTGGTGATCAGTATCTCCAGCCGCTAAACATGCAGTCAATTGGATCGCCTGCAGGTGCATCGGCACCATCGTCCACTCCTGCGCTGGTTCCAGCGCCTCTGGCTCCACCCGAGTCTGCTCCGGGTGCGGTCGGAGATGTACCACCACCCAGCGCGGGAGTCTAATCATGGTAATCGGCTATGAGCGGCGGGTGGCACCAGTGTCTGCGGTCGGTAATCGGCTGGTAGGATACGCGGCAAAATACGGCATGCCCAGCGAAGATCTCGGCGGATTTCGTGAGCGTATTGCACCTGGTGCATTCGACCAGTCAATCAGCGAAAGCACAGATATCAGGGCGCTGCTTGGCCACGATTCGACGCTGGTGCTGGGTCGTCGCAGTGCTGGCACGCTGCGACTATTGTCAGACGAGATCGGTCTGCGTGTCGAGATTGACCTGCCTGATACGACCTATGCCAACGACTTGAAAACGCTGGTTATGCGTGGTGATGTGTCGCAAATGTCTTTTGGTTTCCTGGTTCGCCCTGGCGGTGATAACTGGCCTGGTGAAATGGACAACGGACTGCCGCTGCGCATGCTAACGGCGGTCGATCTGCGTGAGGTCTCGGTGGTGGCAATGCCTGCCTACCCCGATACATCGGTGGCTCTGCGATCGATGCCGCGTGGTCGCAATCGGGTGAGGGACGCGTGGCTGGTCGAGAATTTCCGCAAGCGGTCAAAGGGCGAGTATATGTGATCGTGTATCTGTGTTGCTAGTATTACTACATATCCTATGAATGGAGTCTCACATGGCTGTATCTGTACGCGAAATCAAGGCTCTCCTGACCGAACGATCCGCTCTGGTCGAGTCCTACCGGGCTCTGCCTCCAGAGGACCAGGCCGCTATGGACGCTATCGCCGCCAAGGTCGCCGAGCTCGATGCGCGCGTAGTGTCGCTCGAGGAGGCTATGGCAAACGACGTAATCAGCGAGAGCGTAGATGCGGCAGTCGCATCAGCTCCTGCAGCAGAACCAGGTCGCGCTCTGGAAAACCTCCAGATCCGCCTGCTCGAAATCATGGAGAAATGGACCAGCAAAAGGAGTCAGGCAATGCCGATCGAAAATAATGACGGACCTGGATACACCCGCGATCTCAACGATCGCCGCGCCCAGCGTGACAGCAACCTTGCACTGCGTGGATGGCTGCTGGGTAATCAGTGCACCGACGAGCAGCGTGGTGCCGCTCAGCGTAGCGGGCTCGACCTGCGCAGTAACACCATTGTAATCGACAGACTGCAGGAGCAGCGGTCGGCGACTGGCCAGACCACTGTGAGTGCTGCTGGTGGTTACGCGATTCCCGCAGGTTTCCTCGCTGAGCTCGAGCGCAAAACTTTGTTTTTTAATCCGCTGCGATCCGTGGCTCGGGTGATCACGACCGAGACCGGCAACAGCCTGCCGATTCCGTGCATCGACGACACCGCCAACACTGGCGCTCTCGGTGCTGAGGTCACTGCAGCGACCGTGCTCGACATGGCGTTTACCGCTGTGACGCTGAGCGCGTACAGATACCAGTCTCTGGTGCTGTGCTCTAACGAGCTGTTGCAGGACAACGGCATTAACCTGGCGAGCGAGATCGGTGGTCTGCTCGGTGAGCGCATTGGCCGATCCGAGGCCGCTGCGTTCGCTACCGGCACTGGCTCCAGCCAGCCTGAGGGTGTGGTGACTGGATCGTCTGCTGGCATTACTGCTGCGGGAGCAACGGCTATCACCTTGGTAGATCTCCAGGGTCTGGTTAACTCCCTCGACTGGAGCTACCAGATCAATGGAAAATTTATGATGCACCAGTCGGTGTGGACCGCAATCCTGAAGTTGCAGGACAGTCAGGGTCGCCCTTTGGTAGCCGATCTAATTAATGGCAACGAGCCGAAACTATTTGGCCGCGAAGTCATTGTCAACAACAATATGGCCGCGTCAATCGTCACTACCGCAAAGACGATTCTCTTTGGTGACTTCCAGAAATTTATTATCCGCGACTCCAGCCAGCTGGAAATCACCCGGATGAATGAGCGGTACGCCGAGCAGTACGCTACGGGGTTCCTTGCTACTGGTCGCCGCGATTCCAAGGTGCTGCAGTCGAGCGCCATCAAGCGCCTGACCCAGGCGTGATCCTTGTTTCTTTGGCTATTACGGACAGGAGGTATCTGTGAAAGTTCAATTGCTGATGAGCATGGCCGGAGACACCTTCCTGCTCGTGGCTGGCGATATCCTCGAGATCTCGGATCTCGAGGGTCTGCGTCTTATCGAGTGCGGAGTGGCAATCGCAATCGCCGAATCCGCTCCAGAGCTCGAGAATCCCGAGGCAAAGGCATCATCTAGACGGAGTCGCAGATAGTGTCGAATTCACTGCGCGTGCTGACCGAGCCAACGATCGAGCCAGTTACTCTGGCCGAGGCAAAGCTGCACGCGCGGATCGACACCAGCGCCGATGATGTTGAGATTGCCGTGATGATCACAGCGGCTCGTGTACTGATCGAGCGGCACACCAGGCGCAGCTTAATTAACCAGACATTCCGCTTCCAGATGGATGAATTTCCGCACGATAACATCCGCCTGCCCAGATCACCATTAGTGGAGATCAGCGTGGGCGGATCTTACACATATGCGATGCCACGCATCCGCTATTATGACAATAACGCAACTCAGCAGACACTGACCTACTCCACTGGATTTGAGCTCGACCTCTACGATAATCCTCCTCGACTAAACCTGCTACCAAATGTGATCTGGCCAGTCTCACAGGTCAGCAAACAAAAGGCGGTCGAGGTGGATTTTGTCGCAGGATACGGCACTACTGCGGCATCAGTGCCTGCGCTGCTGCGCATGGCGATCATGATGTTGGTCTCGCACTGGTATGAGCACCGCACGGCAGTCGATGTGGGTGCTGGCACGGAGCTGCCATTAGCCGTCGATACGATCCTGAAACTGTATGGCTCTGGAGATTACCAGTAGTGGACATTGGTGCGCTGCGAAACCGGCTGGATCTGCAGTCACCGACCGACACGGTCGATGCTGCTGGTCAGCCTACGCGCACTTGGGGCACCTACGCTACGGTGTGGGGATCGATTACACCGACCAGCTCGGCGGAGTCGCAGCTCGCCATGCAGCAGGTGGGCACGATTACTCACAAGATCGTGATCAGGTACCAGTCTGCGGTGACAATTATGGACCGCGTGTCGTTTGATTCTCGGTTATTTAACATCAAAGGTATCCGCAAATTAGATGAGCGGAAGATTGAGATGGCAATTGATGCGGAGGAAAACCTCTGATGCAATCGCAAAAAATTGTAGGTCTTGATGTTGCTGGTTTTTCACAGACTATTCAAGAGCTGAAAAATATGGGGAAAAAGGTCAAGCCGATTTTGCGTCGTGCGGCAAATACTTCCTCCACGCCGATAGTTCAAGCAATGAAATCGATGCTAAATACTCGTGGAAAAAGATCCATTTATAACGGGAAAAAAGTTTTTACCTACGGGCAAACGGGTCTTTTGAAAAAAGTAATTGGAGCACGAGTAATGACTAGAAGAAGTAGCGTGTTTGCTGATGTTGGCCCACGCTACGCAATGGGTGGATTTGCCTTCAAAAAATGGCACAAACCGACCAAGTCTGCTAAAGCTGTTACCAACTCAATGGTCATGGTTAATCCGGTTTACTACGGACACCTGGTCAATAACGGATTTACTGCAAAACTGTTTGGGACTGGACGTACTAAACGCGTGATGGGCATAGACTTTATTGGCAAGGCGTATGCGGCGGCAAGGTCTCAAGTTGTATTTACTACTACCAGAATACTTAATGAAGAGTTTGACAAGGCGTTTAACTCATGAGCCAGCTTGGTCAGGCGATCAGAACCTACCTAACAGGGTACACTGGATACGCCGCCAGTTTGCCGGGCGGGATCTCGCCTGACCAGGCACCTCAGGCTAATACAGCCCAGCCGTATGCGGTGTACCAATCAGGATCTCGCAACAGGCAGGTAACTACCTCTGGTCTGGTGGCCGGCACCACAGAGAGCGTGCAGCTCACCGTGATCGCCACCACCCGCGTACAAGCGCAGACATCAGCCCAGTGGGTTGCTGAGGCGATCCGCGCTGTACCAGGCAGGCAAACGATCGGCACACTAGCGGTGCAGCAGTGGCGGGTGGACAACGAGCAGGCGCAAAACGAGATCTATGCAGACGGATCTGACGAGTCGGCGCGGATGATTACGTTGGAAATTACAGGTTCATACACCGAATAGGAGACAAGTCATGGCGTTTGTATTTCCTGCTGGATCCTCGGCTACTCTGGCAAACACCGACACCACTGCATCGATTACGTTGAGCGTCACATCGATCGGCGGTGTGTCTCGCTCGATTGCGATGGCTGATATTAGTGCGCTAACCGATACTGTGCTGGTCAAGTTGCCCGCACGCATCGATCCGGGTCAAGTCACCGTAGAGTGTTACCTCGATGACACTGTTACCGCAACAAATCACCTGACAATTATTAGGGCGCGCGTGACAAACAAAACTTTAAGCCTGCTAAGTGTCAATCTGCCTGGTGCAAACATCGACACCCTATGCGTTTACACCGGATATGTCATGTCCACTACAGATCCGACCGTAGCGCTTGGCGACGATGTTTTGAAGTTTTCGTTCAACATGCAAATTACCGCTTAATAAAGGAGTTACGCCATGGCATTTGTATTTCCCGCTGGGACCAGCGCGGTACTAACTGATGTTGGCGGTGGCAACAGCATGACGCTGTTTCCCACCTCAATGGGTGGCGTATCACGCTCGATCGCTATGGCAGATGTTACCGCGCTTAGCGATACAGTGCTGGTAAAATTGCCTTCACGGATCGATCCGGGTCAAGTCACTGTCGAGTGCTACCTGACCGACACGGTGACCGCCACTAACGAGCTGACAGTGATCAGGACCAGGCTGAGCGCAAAGACCGCCACCGTCCTAAACATCAACCTGCCTGGCGCAAACATCGACGACCTAATCGACTACACTGGCTACGTCATGTCGATCGGCGATCCGACTGTAGCACTTGGTGACGATGTTCTTAAGTTTTCTTTTACCATGCAAATTACTGCATAATCGAGGTATGATATGGGCTTGAGCAGAGACGAGATTCTGTCAAAAAAAGGCGGGAAAATTACGGAGCTGGCAGTACCGGAGTGGGGTGGTACTGTGTTGCTGCGGGTAATGACCAGCCGGGAGCGTGACGGATTCGAGGCGGCTACGCTTGACAAGGCTGGCACCGCGCGCATGGTAAATATCCGCGCAAGACTGGCAGCTCTAAGCATGTGCGATACGGCGGGTGCAAGACTGTTTAATGATGCGGAAATCGGCCTGCTGGGCGATCTGCCAGCGCCAGCAATGGACAGGATATTTGACGCGGCAATGCGGCTTAATCGCATCACCAAAGACGACGTGGATGAGCTGGAAAAAAACTCCGAGAGCGCCCCACCCGTCGCCTGATGTTTGCTCTAGCTGGTCACCTCGGCATGACTGTTGCCGAGGTCGGCGAGCGGGTAGACAGTCAGGAGCTAAGCGAGTGGTCGGCGCTGTTATCGATCGAGCCCTGGGGGCAGTATCGGCTCGATCTCCTCAACGCAATTTCTGCCTATGCCAGTGCCGCGCCATGGTGCAAAAACACTAAGGTCGGCGACTGGATGCCGACCTTTGGCGATGCTAAAAAGGTGGATCATGAGGCAATGCTGCTAGGATTACAGGCTCTAGGAGGTGTCCTGCGCCATGGCGAGCATCACAAAACTGGCGATTAACCTGGCCTATCATGGGGCCGAGGCTGAGGCTGGACTGGAGCGGACTTCCAAGGCGATGCGAGATACCGGAATCGCTGCGCTAGATGCGGCGAACAAGTTTTCCCAGCTCAACCAAGACAAGATTAAATCTGGCGGACTCGATAAAGACCAAATCAGGTCTCTGACAAAATTGTCTGAGCTTGATCAGGAGCGAGCCATTGACAGGATGAGCGAAGAAAACGCTCTCCGCAAGATGTCAAAGTCGTCACAACTGCTTTATGAACAGATGATTGATGGAGAAAAAGCAAGATCCAAGGCAGCAGAAGATGCGGCGGCTGAATCGGCAAGGTCCGCAAAAGCAACCGAAGCATCCGCAACATCTGCTGCCGCTAAAGTAAAAGCCGATGCAGACGCACGTGCATTACAGATCTCCAAGCTCTCAAAGCTAGACCAGCAAAGATTGTTCGACAAGGAAAAACGAGAAGCTGCAATTTTGGCAATGACACCTAAGCAGCAGGTTATATTTGAAAAAGCGGAAAAAGCCAAACTTAAAGCAGCTCAGGAGGCCGATCGTCTAGCTGGTTTGTCGTTTACTGGCAGAATTAAGGAGTCGCTAAAAGGCATGCAGGATGTCAAGGCGACGCTAGAAATAATTCGAGGCATCAGCCTGCTGGCTCTTGCTGGGCCAAAAATGCTGGTCAATGCGCTATCCCACATGGTCGAGCTTGGGGCAAAACTACAGACCACGCAAATCAGGATGGGCTTCCTGGCTGGCTCGTTTGATCAGGGTGCTGCCAGCCTAGAGAAACTGCGCCAGACCTCGCGCGATTTCGGCGGACCGCTAGACGAGCTAGTCGCTGGATTTACTGCGCTAAAAAACAACGGCATTAGCAACGAGGACAGCACTGCGCTGCTACGCACATTCTCGTCGATCGGCGGCGTGCTGGGCGAAGGTGGCGTGGGTGCTCTGGCAGCATCTGTCGGCACGATGGCTAGGTCTGGTGTAGCTGATCTGGCTGGTCTCAGGCGCATGGCTGATAGCGGTCTAAATGTTTTTGAGGAGCTTGGCAAGCGAATCGGCACAACCGCTAAAGATGCCGAGGAAATGGTGTCACGCGGAGCAGTAAACGCAGTTACTGCGGTGCATGCGATGCAGGCCGCTGCTAATTCTCCTGAAGCAAATGCAGCTAAAAAACTATTTGAAGCAAGTCTGGACGGTCAACTTTCCAGGCTTAAGGTATCTCTGACGGAGCTAATGGCAGACATAGGTCTCGACTTGATAACTAATCTGAATTTGGCAGGCATTGTCAATGTTCTGCGTGGGGCTCTTGAAGGTGTTCAGCTTATTGTAAAAAGCATCTCCGATATCCTTAAAGGTCTTAGCAAACCTGGCGCATCTCTTGAGGACAATTTTAAATCAGCTAGAGACTTTACTATTACAATAGCTGAGGTTTTTTCTAGGATTGGAATTGATTTTGCTAAAGTAATAAACTCCGTAGCAAAGATTGTAAATGGCGTAGTAGACATGAAAGCTGCGCTTGAACAGGCTGGAAACGAGCAGAAGTTTAGCGACAACCAAATTACACGCAAACAATTTAATCAAAACCTCAACACAATTATGAGCAGGCAGAGAGACAACACCGTCTCGATTATCAACATTGCTGACATGCAAGAAGGCGTAGACACTTTTTTCAAAAAGGTTCGGGATTCTGCTGCTGCTCTAGATGCCCAGCGCGCATTGGACAAACTGGCTCCAGCTCCGCTAGGTGCGCCAGTAGGTGGGCTGGCAGGGGCTGGTGGCCAAAAAAATCCTATGCCAGAACCTGTGGTGCGTGATGCGTTTTCAGCGTTGCGCGATCTGCAGCTACTGGGCGGCAACGCAACCAATCAGGTGCGAACAGATGCGCTCGCAGCAATCGAGGCGATGCGCGGCAAATTTAATCAGGGAGCTTCTGACAATTTTGCGGCTCGAGTCGATGCAAATACTGCAGCGGCGCAAGAGGCAATCCTGCGCAATCGTGGTGGTGGCGAGGCAAACGCAGTAGACCAGCTCAGGGAGCTGATCGAGCTGACCAAGCGAGACATGGCTACGACCCAACAAAAACAGGACCAGTTAATCGACGCCGTGCGGAACAACAAACTTGTAATACCAGCACAGAAACTGTGAGATAACTAATGGCGTACACTTATTTTGCCGAGGTCGCCGAGGGCAGGAGCGGCTCAGTAGATCAGCGATACCAGCGCTCGTATAAGCGCACGTTCCTAGTCAAAACCTCATCCTCTACTTATGGTCCGTACTACGCTGGATCTCATCCGTCGTTGCCTGCGGTCTGGACGGTACACCCAGAGGACGCATTTGCCTACTGCACTGGGTTCAGCGTCGATCAGGACCAGGGCGATCCGCTGCTCTGGCGCGTGGTCGCAAACTACTCGTACAACGCTGACACCGCATCAGGTGGTGGATCTGGCGGCAGCTCTGACGGCACTGGGCCCACTGGAAATCCTGCGATCGACACTCAGCAGCAGGGGCAGGCTCCTGCAGACCGCATACAATCTCCGCTCTCAAGGCCGCGTGACTACCAGATCAGTGGAGCTACTAGCACAACGACAGTGCTCACCGATGTGACCAGCGGCAATCCGATCCAGAATAGCGCAGGTGATCTGTTTTTTCCTCCCGTTGAAAAAAACATATACGGTGGGCTTGTCACGGTCGGGCTAAACAACGCAACAGCGCCATCTAATGCGTGGTTTACAGCGCGTGGAAAGACTAACGCAGCGTCACTGACCATCGGCGTATACACCTTCGTCGCTCGCACATGTCGCCTCAACGATGTGAGCGCCTCCCTTGTCTACGAGAACGGTGTGAGCTACTGGCGCTGGACGCTGGTTTTTGAGGTTAAACCACTGGTCTCCACATGGACAACTAACTCGTTTACTTTGGCCAGCGCAGGCGGTGCACCGATCGAGCTAGGGTGGATGGCAGTGCTGCTCGACCAAGGTAAACGCGACCAGGCAGGCAATGACCTCCTTGACTCGATCACCGGTCTGCCGGTCACTCAGCCGGTGTTGCTCAATGGATCCGGCGCTCGACTGGCGCCAGCTGGCACGGAAAAATATCGCGCGTTCCACATCTACCCGACTGTCACCTTCCCGAGTCCACTATAGTGGCTGGTTACCTGGTCGAGCTTGAAAGTCTCCAGCGTCTCAAGCGCATGCTCGACGCGTATGAGTCAGGTGAGCTCACACCAGGGCGCGTGCCGCCGCCAGTCGATGTTCCTTCGCCTCAGCCTGGGATGGTGGTCGCAGCGGTGACAGGAGCAGTCTCGGGCGGCACGTATCCAGGCATCCTGAAATACTACGACGGCGCTGCGTGGCAGTCGTATGGATCAGTGTTGCGGATGATCGAGATTAACGGCAACACGCTGTTAAACGGCAACAGGTACTACTGCCGTTACATCTCCAGGATCACAATTTCTACCGTCGAGTATGGTCTGTTCGGTGTGTGCTCGGCGGGCACTGTGGTGACTGGGATCACCTGCGTATCTGGCGTGCTGACCGTTACGTCGAGGGTGCTGTAGGATGGCTGTTTCGGTTACAGCAAACGCTTCACCAACGACACTGGGCGGCACCGGATCGGCGGCGCAGGCTGGAGCGATGGGCAGCAGTGGCGGGACAACTACCGGGACGGTGGCGTGTTCGAGCTGCTGCGCTCCACAAGGGCGTTTTTTGACAAGTATTTTTGGCGGTTATGGGTACGCAGGTATATGTCCTGGAGCAATTGACAATAGCCAGCCTTTTAATGTATACGCTACATATGTTTTGTCTTTAAATTCCCCAAACACTCCGTCACAATTTTGCCTTAATTCTTCGTTTACTTTAACTGGAATAACAACTGGTTTTTATTCTGTTTTTTTTTCACCTAGCGGGTCATGCAGTGCAATTTCGCCCCCAGCTACCTCAAATATTTTAAGCCCAAATTCAATTTATACCTATTATTTATACAGTGCCGTCGCAAACTTTGTAAACGATATTAAGTTTTTGTGCGGATGCTCGTCTCCACAAATAGTATTAACCACATTTGGTGGCCAAAATTTTACTTTAGTTTCGTGTTCGCCACCAGTTTTAACTTATTCCTGCTATGTGCAAAATGGTTCTGGTTTAGTAATTGGCACTGCAGCGGTTACCATAACATTTTGAGACCCAACAAGTGGCATACTCGCTTACCTACACTAGTCTCTACTACGACATCTGCACAGGTGCCGTAGATCTCGACACAAACACCTTTAAAATGCTACTTGTCACATCCTCCTATACTGCCGACAAGATCCACGACAAACGAAACGACATAACCAACGAGGTCACCGGCACAGGCTATACCGCAGGAGGCAATGCGGTGACAGTCACAGTAGCCCAGGACAACACGAACAGCCGGGTTACAATCGACTTTACGGTCACCAGCTGGACCAGCTCTACGATTACCGCTAGAGCTGGTGTCATATACAAATCCCGAGGCGGCGCATCGAGCGCAGACGAGCTGGTCTGCTACCTCGATTTTGGTGCTGATGTGTCAAGCAGCGCAGGCACATTT